GAGGCCTTGCGGGACCGGGTCGGCCCGCTCTGCTTCACCCGGCAGATGCTGCTGCAGCCGGTCGCCGATGCCGCGGTCAGGCTCGATCCGGGTCTGATCATCCGCTACGCGGAGGAACCCGACTATCGCGAATCCGGCGGCCGGGCGCAGCTCACGCTGCTCGGACACCGGCTGTTGTCGGGCGGCGCGTTCTGGGATCCGGCCTACGGCAAGCCAGGCACCGGCGATGCATCGGTGCTGGCGAGCACCTATTCGGATGGCGAGGGCAACCACTACCTCCACCGGATCTCGTACCTGACCCATGATCCCGACAGCGCGACCGATCCGGCGACCCAGCAATGCCAGGCGGTCGCCCGCATCGCGCGGGAGCTGATGCTGCCGGCGGTGCGGGTCGAGACCAATGGCCTCGGTCGCTTCCTGCCGGGCCTGTTGCGGCGCGAAATGTCGCGTGCCTCGGCGGCCTGCACCGTGATCGAGCATGCCAGTCGCCGAAGCAAGACCGAACGCATTCTGCAGGCGCTTGATCCGGCGCTGGCCGCGCGCACGCTGCATGCCCATGACAGCGTGTTCCAGTCGACCTTCCCGAAGGAAATGGCGGCCTGGCGACCGAACACCGCGTCGGCGCGGGACGATGCGCTCGATGCGCTGGCCGGCTGCCTGCTCGCAGAGCCGGTGCGTCTGCCGCAACTGCCACCCGCGGCGCGGGGGCCTTCCTGGCGCGGGCGATGACGGCGGGCGGGCCGCTCAAGCCGGGCCGCTCAAGCCGGGCGCTTCAAGCCGGGCGCCGCAACACTTCCGTGGCGTGTCGCGCGATGCCCCAGGCGGTCATTTCGAACCGGCCATCGGCGCGCGGCTGCACGAGCCCCATGGCCTGCAGCCGCCTGAGACACGGCGCGTCCTGGAGACCATCGGGGCGCCCCGGTGCACCGGCGAGCGTCAGCCGGTGCAGCGCCGCGCGGCAGCAGGTCTCGAGATACGGCTCGTTCCAATTCGCCACAGCCCATCCTGTTCCGGTTGCCACCCCGCCAGGGTGGTCGCACCGGCCTCACCCTTCAAGGAGGCAGCGAGAAGCCGCCATGCAGATCGAGCCAACCTGGTGGATCACCGCGGTGGAGGCGCCGATTGTCGCCGCCCTGTTCTACATGCTGCACGGCCTGCGCCGCGACCTGCAGGACCGCATCGAGCGCAGCGATGAACGCGACGCCGCGGTGGTCACCCGCACGCGCGACGAACTGGCCGATTTCAAGCTCGAAGTGGCGCGCGCCTACGTGCCGCTTTCGCTGATCCGCGATGTCGATCGGCGCTTGTCGCAGCATCTGCTGCGTATCGAAGAGAAGCTCGAGGAAGTTAAGCGCTGCGGGATGATGATGTCCCGCGGCCGTGACCGGGACGGAGATGACGGGCGATGA